AGCCCGGTAAAGTGGAACGCTCAGAAAAAATGTTTCGCGACTGGTGGGCACGCCATGTCCGGAAAGATCTCAAACTACCCGACAAATATAAATTCTATTCGCTAAAAGATACTGGCATAACAAACATGCTCCGGCATTATGATGTGCTGAGCGTTCGCGATCAAGCTCGACATAGCAGTATTCTGATGACTGATATCTACACACCGCATGATATTCAGGAAGCTAACAACCTAATAAAGAATTACCAAGGTGATTTTTAAGAAAAAGGCAGCTTATTCGGCTGCCTTAACCTTTATATCAATTTCACAATTCAGAGCATCTTCCTACCACTGAAATAAATCATAACTGATACCGCCACCTACATAAAATCCACCCGGATAGCCATAGCCGACTTGCAGCCCCAATCCCCAATGCTTCTTCTTCGGCACAATAGTATGATAGATATCATTCGTTACCGTCCGATACACCGTCTTAGGGAACACCATCAAACTATCCAATCTCGGCCGATATCCGCTCACCCATGCCCGGTAAAGACTATCCTCATAATAAGCCTGCTCACGCTGTACAACAGTGTCGCCAATACGAATAGTGTCTATTAGCAGGAAAACTAACAGAGGTGCCATAGGCGACGAGATAAGTAACGTATCAACCTTTACAACAGTCTTTACCTTTGTCTCGGTACGTATTTCTGCCGGGAGAGGCTCGTGTGGATGGAACCAAGCCGCCACACAAGCCACAGCTAACAATATAACTAATATCCAAGGTAACGCTTTCATAAGCCCAGATATTTCATGATCCCCCACACATGAAGAGAAATAATAGCTCTTTTACCTTCCTCGGACAAAAGAAACTCCACATCCTCCTTGTTGTCCTGAAACAGATTCTCTGTAAGCACAGCCGGACACTTGGTATGCTTCAGTATGTAGAACCCACTTTCCTTATCCGGATCACCATCCGTCATGTCCTTGCGTATCTTCATTCCCGGCAAACAGTGTTCGGCATCCTCATACAGGCATGTAGCCAATTTATCCGCTTTCGTTTTGCCGACCGAAGTCCATGCCTCCCATCCACGGGCACTCATCCAATCACTCCCATTACCGGCAGCGTTACAATGGATAGAAACAAGTATAGCCTCAGAAGCCTTATACTCGTTCGCCCTACGGCATCTCTCCGCCAATGGGACGTCTATCTCTTCCTTGACGATACGCTCAGCGTCAATGCCATTCTTCCTTAGCTCCATCTCCAAACGTGAAGCTATCTCACGCGTATAGGCATACTCTCTCAATCTTCCGTCCGGTGAACGCTTGCCGGGAGTGTTACTACCATGTCCGTTATCAATCAATACTTTCATTTTTCTTCCTCCTTATCAATTTCGTTTTCGATTCTTTCAATAACCCCCTGTACGTGCGAGGGCATCGCACGCTTGAACTCAAACCTTATCAAATGGTAGATTATCCGGAAAGCCTTGTTCTTCGGGTATGCTATAATCAAGTTCTTGAATGCGTTTTGAAGATACACGTATGAGAAGACGTACGTAATAGTCTTTATCACAATGAGAGCACTTTCGCCATCACCTATTGAATCCATGAAAACGAACACCACCTCAATAATAACCAGATACAAAAGCAGCTCTGCCAAGGCGTTTTTGAATTTGCCCCACTTGAAGTTTTTACACCTCACTATACTCACGCCATCGGCACGCATACCGCACCAGATATTAAAGGCAAACATCACTGCCAAAGCTATAAGAAAGCCTTTGGTAGGTGTCAGATACGCTAACATCGAACTAAATAACGACACGCATATCACCCGAATTTGGTCTAATGTCAATAATCTATCCATTCTCAAATATTATCTAATTATTAATATTATCTTTGCAACATGACCGTTAAGGTCACATAGTAGTTTTGTTCATCCCGCCCAGCTTGAGAAAGTAGGACGGGAATTTTTATATCAGGACAATCAATAGTCCAACATACGCACATACAAATGCCGCCATTTCCGCCCAGAATAACCACTTCCGGTATTTGAGCATGATAATCCCGGCAACCGGAAAAGTCGTAGCAGGCAACCACCACATTTCTGACAGACAGAGCCAGAGGATAGCGGCAATGCCGCTGATGGCGGTTCCGGTATAGTGCACCCTGCCTTGAAACTCCTCCTTAAACAGCGGTGCAGAACCTACGAACATGAGTCCTCCACATGAGAGGAATGCGAGGAACTGCAAGTTCTCGGAAGAGCACTCTATCCACACCGGAACCAGCAGCATGGCAGGCACAATCATCGCCACTTGGAACAACCATGCCGGGCGACCTCGTTTCTTCAACTGGTAATAGGTGTCAGACAAACTCCACGGCACTTCGCAGACGCTCACCGCATACATTATATATATGGTGAGCAGAATCAACGATAGTAGATACAAGTAAATCATATCATCAAGTATTAAGGTTGAATACTAACTTTTCAGGATAGCCAGTGGTGTAATCATACTCCGTCAACATACTGATGTCATCCAGCAGCTTGACCGATGCAATATGCGATTGCGTGACATTGTAGCAGTCCAGCGCGTATAGCTCTAATGCCGCGAGCATCTGTAATGCCGTGTCCACCGGAATTTCATATTGCACGGCATCGAACCATAAGGTCGTGGTTTCCTTTCCTGCCGCCTTTTCAATGCTGATGGAGTTGACCAGCCCTACACGTGTCTCCTTGTCAAGCCACATCCGCTTGTCTCCAAGCGTAAACGAGTTAACAGCTTCGCTCTTATCGTATGCCTCTATCTTGGCAATGACTTTTTCCCTGACACTCTGCGATGTCGGGGCCTTGTTTGTCAGGACCAGTTCGAAGCATCCTTCCGATATCTCCGTCAAAGAGTCCGCATACAGGTATCCTTTTAAATCCTCCACGAATATATCTTCACCGGTATTGTCAGTATATACAGTCAATACCTCCTTTCCTGCCAGCACGTCATTGACCTGTTGCCGGTTCTCCGCGCACACAAGGATACGCAATGTATCCTCCCTCTTCGTGTAGCCGGTGGATTTTAATGTTTCTATCTTCATAACTTCTTGGCTTTATAAACACGGGATGTCACAGAATTATAGCCATTGTAGCCTGCGAATATGGCCCCTCCGATACCTACATAGGAATAGGAATCTCCTGTAGAGGTTGAATTGCTCCTTGTTATCATTTTTGATTTGTCAAAGCCGTGGAACATGGCAGTGTAACCGCCATTGCTATTGGTTATCATTGGATTAGCGACAACCACAAGGTCTTCACCCGTTATGTCAGCATCAGAGACATTCGAATTAGTCCTTTCTTCCCTGAACAGTTCAAAGTATGTGGTATCACTCTTTAAAGAACTGATCAAACGGGAACGTGCGCTGGTCAGGCAACTGTTCGACACGACCAGTTCCTTTGCAAGCGTCGACTGCATTACGGCATGTAACACCAATGCCGTACAGACAAAATAGGATGCAGTACTTTGATCGCCAAGTATTTTCTTCAATACAGCCTCATTGTTGAAAATGGCGTGAACGGATATCTCATTATTTGACCAATTCGATATATAGCCGTTTTTTGCAATCACGGTATCAATGGCAATGCCACTCGCTACAATCGCTGCCATGGCTATTGCGCTGCCACCGGCAGCTACCATCGCGTTGGAATTATCGGCAACCACCTCCATCGCAACTGCGGATCGTGCAATGGGCGGAAAAGCGGTCTCACTGGAGACGATCAAAGCGCGTGCATCCGCATTCGCCCAAATGGCATTCTGCGCAATTTTACTACTTGCCCAGATTTTGGAAACAGCGATGGAAGAAGTAGCGGCTTCCATGACCAAGGTATTAGACACAATGTTGCTGATAGATGAGAACTCCTCAGTATCACGTCCGAGTAACGCAAGCGTGTAGCGGGATAATGACCTATTGACCTCTCCAAAATAATTGCTCCAGTATTTAGACCTCATCAAAGTATCCGTCGCATCGGGTATTGCGGCCAGTACAATTATTGAAGCGGGAGAATTAGCAATGACAGACATTATATAGGTACTGTTTATAACCATCTCAACCGCTAAATCATTAGTGAATATCTCCACCATCAGCTCCTCATTTTCCAGAACTTCGCCAAGCGTTTCAACCTCATCCGGCTCACGGCCCAGCGACATCAGCAACAGGCGTTTGGAAGGCAATTGACTACCTGTTAGAACATCCCAACGGTCGGATTCCATAAGGGTTCCCACTATATCCGGATCTGACGCAATTATCCTAAGGCAGCCGAGGCTATCGCGGATTGCATACATACAGTTGTTTTGTGCGGTCATCGACTCAAAGGCCTCCTTGTCGGCAAAAAACAAAGTGGAAAATTCTTCATCCGCAAGCAGGATTTTCATAGAGTTTGAATTATTTGCAATCTGCACTCTGAGATATACACATGCCAGGACAAACTCCTTGACGGCTTTCCGGCTGTTGGCTATATGCGTTATCAATACAGGGTTTGAATATACGGATGAATCTATACTGGATATGTTGTAGTTAGGGAATAAAGCCCTTAAAAGTCCTATCGCGATATTGCTGTTTGAAACGGTATATTCCGGCCAATACGGAGAATTGATGAATGTCATCAATGCGTCATCATTCTTAGACAGGACTCCATAAATGGAAGACGTATAAGAGCCTTCTCCTGTCAAATACTTTAAGATTTCCTTCTTGCCGGCCATGACCGCCAATGCCTTGGGATTTCTGCATACAGCTTCCATGATATCACTATCATTCAAAAAAGTTCCTATGCTCATTTTGCCAGTGTAAGGACTGCCGGAAAGCAAACGGATGACAGCAGTGATATAATTCTCATCGGACAAGCCCGGCCAGAAGGGTGAATCCGCCACTTGTCCGACAGCAACCGGATTCCTCAATATAGCCGACCCTATATTGCCATCAGTAAATATTTTGAATGCGTCCTTGTTGTTCGTCACAGCATTCATTGCAACTTCCGACCCGATGATTTCTGTATACAATACTTCGGAATCGATTATGGCTTTCAGACAATCTGAGCTACTGATGATGACAGCCATACATCCGGCATCAGACAGTATCTCATCATAATCATCCAAAGTCTTTCCGACCTTGATGGCAAAATAACTTCTTGCGGCGTCTGCATAGAATCCTTTTTCCTTAAGGGCGGACAGTAATTCGGCACTGTTCCTGTCATTGGTATAATACAGGGTATCGCCACTTGTATTCAATGAGGTTTTTAAACCGAAAAGAACCCTTACTCCCTGTGATTTTATGAATTCTTTTGCAAGCGCATCCGTTGAAAGCACATACCTCAGATTATCCACGCCCTTACGGTAATTCCCCTTAAACAGATAAGTATATCGCATCAACTCATTGTTTTTATCCATATCTTTTATTCTTTAAATGTTGCAATGTAATTAATTGACCCGGAAACGGAATTCATGCTATCCCCGGGAAGGAATAGGTAGGCCTGGAAGGATGTTTCGCTTATACTACTGAGAGTGATTATAAAATCTTCCACAAGAGTTGTACAGACGACAATCGGGATGCCGCTGAACTTCTCCGGAAATTCTATCGTATTCCATCCGGATGACAGGTGGATGCTCCCGCATTGGATTTCCACATCATCCCTCTCCGTGAAAGGAAGGATGTCCATACCGCTGCCCTCGGCGGATATCATCGTATTGGCATACTCCATTTTCTCTTCGTTGAATATCCACCAATAACCTTCCACTATTTTCGGAGGATTGTCGGCAAAGAGCCTCGCACGTTCGGCAGCAAGGCGGGCGGCCTCCGATTGCTCTTCGGCGTGGCCGGCGGCATTGTCGGCACCGGCGGCGGAGAAGACAGCACCTTCAGCGGCTTCCCCGGCTTTTATAGCCGCCTTTATCGCCTCATTGGCAGAGAGGTCGCATTGTTCGGCAGCATGCCCGGCACGTTCGGCAGCCTGTCCGGCGGAAGCACCCAGGTTACGTGCATTCTCAGCGGCAAGGTCGGCTGCGGCGGCAGAACCCGATGCAAGGATACCGGCGTTTTCGGCAAGCACGGCGGCAACGGCGGCTTTTCCGGCAGCCTTTTCGGCAAGGTCGGCATTCTCTATGGGATTGCAAGCATATTCCTCCTCGGTACCGGCATAACCGGATATACGGACAGCGGCCTCAAAGGCGCTTTCCCCGCGCTGGCCCTGTAACTGCCCCTGTGTATTCCAGTCCCAGACACCATCAATGAATGTCCAGGCATAGTAGGTATAGGGAGGTTCCAAGCCGATACCGTACACGCCGTCAACGCCTGAGCCGTCAGGGACGGCGGCTTTCAACTCTTCAAGCGTATCATAATTGCCGAGAACCCTGAAACTGCTTCCGGTATCTCCTTTAGCCTGCAGGCCGGTACTGACATAACTTTCAACGCTTTCGTCATATTTCCACCAGACTCCATCAATGATTTTCGGGGGATTGTCGGAAAGGGTATTCGCACGTTCGGCAGCAAGGCGGGCGGCCTCCGATTGCTCTTCGGCATGGCCGGCGGCATTGTCGGCACCGGCAGCGGAAATTTTCGCATCCTCAGAAGCCTGTTCCAGAACCGGAGCAAGCGCATCCAGCCGTTCATGAAGCAGGATGCTGTCCATATTCAGGCGTTCGGACTCGTCAGCCGATTGCTTGGCTCTGTCTGCCTGTTCATGTGCCAGCCTTGTGGCGGTGTCGGCGGCGGACTTGGATAACAACAAGTCTTTCTCCAGTGTCTCCAGCCTGACAGTCACCAGCCTTGCATCCCCGGTCTGTATCACAGACTCGACAATGACCTGCTCCGTCCGTTCTGAGAGCTCACAGATACGCTCCATCGCCTTGACTGCGACCTGGGTCGCTTGCCGGGCATCGGCAACCGAAAGCTGCATCTGGTCGAAAACGGCGTATGCGTCCACTATCGCCTGCGCTACCTGCTTCTGCAATTCACGCAGTTGCAGGATGGCGGCGTAGGCTGCCTCCCTTGTACTTGCACATATAAGGATGCTGTCTTTCACCCGGCTGTCAAGCATCCCGACGACATCCTGCATAGCCTTGCCGGAGAGTATCACTACTTGCGCCTGTTCCAGCTTCGTCTGCAAATAGGATGCTATCTGCATAGCATAGAGTGTGGCGTTTTCCGCGTTCATTGCCCCGGCAAAAGCCTTGTCTCCCTTGGCGGCAGCGTCTGCGCCTGCCTTGATTGCCTGCTCCTTGATCTCCGCCAAGTCCTTGCGTTCGGCTTCCGAGAGGTCTGCGGCAGCTTCGGCATTGACGGCCGCCACGACAGCATCATCCGTTGCCTTGCGTGCATCGGCGGCGGCTTCCACCGCCGGAGCAGACAATAGTTCAAGCGGGGCTTCGACGACCGATTCCGTGGCACCAACCAGGCGAAGCGCGGGCAGGCTCACGATATTGGACAGCGAAGAGACTATCTCGACTTCACCGACACCCTGCGAGCCGGCAAGGAGGGCTTCACGCACCTCCTGTACCAGTTGATTGAATTGAGTGCTGTCAAGTACTGCCATGGTTATACGGTCAGGATAGATTTCACATCGGCGAAGTACTGCGCGGCCAAGGCTGCCTGATTGTCGGCTGTCACTTCCGCATGACGCTCGATGGCGAAGTATGTACGGTTATTGGTGACATCCACACATGCATTGCCCACACGGGTGAGCTTCTCGGTCTGTGTCTCTCCTTCACCCTCGGTGGCCACCTGCGAGATGGTGGCGGTGATGCTGTTAATAGCGGCACCGACAGGATTGCGCACGATGTACTCAATGCGATAATTAGCACCTGTACCTGCAACGTTGGTAGTTGCTTTCTTTGTCTCAAACTGTTCTGAATAAACGATTGCCATAATTTTTCCTCCTATAATTAAATGGTTAATAATGATTCAAATGCCTGTTGTGTGGGTGTGTTGTACTTCTCTTTCACCACATGCTTGATGAACGCGAAGTACTCTTCGGGGACTTCCACGTGTCCCTCGGAAAAATACACCTTGCGTGCGAAGTCATCCAGCGCGATATCACCGGATGCCTGACGGATGGCATTGCCCAGAGACTTGCGGAAATCCAGTTCTTTCGGATCACCTTCGAATGTCAGTTGAACACTCACTTTGCTAAAGTCCACCAAAAGGACTTTCTTCTCTTCTTTGATTTCTTCTTTCTTGGTTTTCATAATTTAAATATTAATACATGTTATCTTAATGCTCCGGTTATATATGCCCTATAGGCACCTTCATTGCTTGGAATATAACTGCTACCCCCGTTGTAAAACAGGCAGACCTCAAATGAATCGTGCGAGCTGACGTTGTAGCCGGAAGTGTCGATACCGCCGGTCCATGACATGAGTTCCGGATATTCATTGCCGGATGTTCCAGCTATGGTTTTGTTACGCCCGTACAGCTTGCCGTCGCCGGACGAGCTGATGACGGTGAGCCTTATGGCAAACGGTGTGCTGTAGCTGATGCCCAGCGATTCGCACACGTCTCTGAGGGTCGGCAGCACAAAGGCACAGTTGCTGTAGTTGAAGTACACGTACAGGATGTCCGACTTGAGGACGGAAGGCTTCTGCCACTGGTTATTAGCCGTGAAGCTGTATTCGTGAAAGCTGTATCCGATATTCAAGCCGTTGGTAAGGATGTCGCCCGTGGCTACGATCGCGCGGTTCCAAGTGGCATTCTTGGCGGATACCATCATGGCTACATTGGTGTTTCCCCAGAATCCGCCGCTCTCTTCATTTGAGAACCGCGCCACGGCTCTTATCCCGGAAGTGACCGGCAAAGTGTTACCGCCGATACCCGCAAAAGTATTATGAGTGTCATTGCGCAGGATGATGTACGCGTCGTTGTTAAATCCCTCGTTGGTCAGCGATTCCCCGGAAATCTTCAAGCCGGCAATAGTTCCGGCAGAAGCCTCCATGCTGCCATCAAGGTTGATTTTGAAATAGCCGTTCGCGGTGATGGCACCGTTCAGGTTGATCTTCGATGCGTCGATTGTCACGCTCTCCGCAGTCTGGTTGATGGCGGAGATTATGCCGTCCTTTTTGACCCAGGAGGTATTGGCGTCAGCCGTGGTTACCCAGCCCGCACCTTCCTTCAACGTGCCGTCGGCATTGAAGCGACCCGCGATGGCTGACAGGCTGGAGTTTGTCTGGACAAGTGCAGTAGCCGTATCATCAGCCTTGTCATAGGCGGAGTTGGCTCTTGTCATGGCATCGGCCGCGGCAGTAGCGGCGTTTATGGCAGATTTGGCGGCATCGGATGCGGTCTGCTCAGTGCCCTTGGAAGCCCACCAGGTATTGCCGTCCGACTTGGTGATCCAGCCGGCCGTCTTGATGGTGTTGCTGATATTGTCGGTAGCAGTCACCATCGCCTCGATCTTGTCAGCGGTGACGTGGAAGCTGCCGGTATGAGATGATACGGCCTGGTTCAGTTCATTATACTGGTTAAGGGTCGCCCAGAGCTTGTTGCCGCCAGCGGTGGTTATCCAGCCGGCGGTACGGATGGTGTTGCTGATGCTGTCAGTAGCGGAAACCATCGCATTTATCTTATCGGCGGTGACGTGGAAGCTGCCTTTATGTGTATCCAAACCATTTTTCACTTCGGTCACGGATGCCGAAATCTCATTGACAGTCTGCAAAAACTCGCTGAACGATCCGGTACTGCCATCGCCTACGACTGCGGAAATGGCATCTACCTTCAAGCTGAGGTTCGCATACTTTCCGGATACGTCATTTACATCAGCACGAATTTCACCGACAGTCTGCGTGATGGCGGAGTATTTACGGCCGGTATCATCAATGCTCTCAACCATCGAATTGATCTTGGTGGCGGTGACGTGGAAACTGCCCGTATGGGTCGATACGACCTGATCCAGTTCATTATACTGGTTAAGGGTTGCCCAGAGTTTATTACCATCCGCTGTGGTGATCCAGCCGGCAGTGCGGATGGTGTTGCTGATGCTGTCAGTGGCGGAAACCATCGCCTCAATCTTGGAAGCGGTTACGTGGAAACTGCCTGTGTGTGTTGTCAGCTTGTTGCCGAGTTCGTCAACCGTGGAAATTGTAGCCCAGAGCTTGTTACCGTCAGCGGTGGTTATCCAACCGGCGGTCTTGATAGTATTGTTGATATTGTCGGTAGCACTTACCATTGCCTCAATCTTGGTGGCCGTGACGTGGAAGCTACTGGTATGAACCGATACAAGGTCATGAAGTTCATTATATTGCTTGAGGGTCGCCCAGAGCTTGTTGCCGTCCGCAGTGGTGATCCAGCCGGCAGTGCGGATGGTGTTGCTGATGCTGTCGGTAGCTGTCACCATCGCCTCGATCTTGGAGGCAGTGACGTGGAAGCTGCTGGTGTGTGTAGTCAACTTGCCGTTGAGGTCAGCGATGGAAGAGTTGAAATCGGCACGCAACCCACGGGCGGACAAGTCGATAGCAGCCTTGTATGCTTCTGTGACTCCTGTGCGCAAGTCCGTCAGGTCTTCGGTAAAACCCGCTTCAAGGTTCTGAGCAGTCAGGTTCACGTAGGACTTGTAAGCTGCGGTAATGCCTGCCTCCATGTCGGTGAGGTCAGCGGTAAACTTCGTCTGCAGTCCTTTGGCGGATAGCTCTATGGCAGAGGTATATGCCTCCGTGATGCGGGTTTCGGCATTATTGATGTCTGCCTGGAACTGCACGGTCAGGTCACGGGCGGTCAGGTTCACATAGCTCTTGTAGGCTACGGTGATACGGCTCTCCGCGTCCGACAAGTCCTCGGTGAACTTTGTCTGGAGATTACGCGCCGTCAGTAGGAACTCGCTGTGATACTCTTCCAATCTGGTGCCGGTCTTCTTGATTTCATCCAAGTTGGCCTGAATCTTCTTGTCGGTCGCCTCAAAGCGCATGGTGAACTTTTCTTCCATCTCGGCAAGAGGATTGTCGGCAAGTGCCAGCGAGTACAGGTACATGTCACCTGTGAAAGCCAGGTAAAAATGCCCCTTGCCATTCCATTTGCCGGCAATCTCCATCTTTTGAAAACCGGATGTCGGAAATAGGGACTGTACGAAATAGATAGGATCATAAGGCTCAAATTCCTCCTTGTAGCTGTTTCCACTCTCATCGGACGACTCGTTTTTGAAGTACACGGTAAGCGTGCCTGTCCGTTTGACCATATAGTTGAAGGAGATGTAGAACTGGCGGGGAATCTTGATCATTACCGTGTTGCCTTCTCCATCAAGGACGGGTACTTCCTGAAGTTCGGTTACCGGTTGCCCTGACTCGTCAAGTACGGGGTTTCCGTCGGCGTCAAGTACAGGAACTTCCACTTCTTCATATTTGATTTTTTCATCAAACTTAGGATAGCGGGCGAAATTGGAGTTATACTGAGTGATACTGCTGTTTTTCAGACGGAGAACACTTCTGCCGTCTTCAAGGGTGATACTGGCCAGGTTCTCCTTATTCGCATAAAAATTATTGTTGAAGCTCAACAGCCTGTTATCCACACGGAACACGCGGACGCGATTAGTGGATGACCAGTCCATCAGGTCACCGGAAAAGGAGGCGTTACTAAGGTAGTTGTCCTTCGCATTGATCTCGTTGCGCACCGATGAGATTTCGCTTTTTATCATGCCCTCCATGATGGAGAACATGGTCATCACATCCTTGCCGTTGGATAGCACGAAGATACCCGTGAGAAAACAGTTGTTGCCGTATAGGCCGTATCCGCTTGGCTGCATGTCTGCCGGGAAGCGGCTGTCAGATATGCCGTCGAGTGAGCCTACACGCACTTTCAGGCAACCTTCAAGGTTCTTGGACTTCACCCCGTCCAAACAGTCGAAGCGGGGCTGCCCGTCTTCGGTGGCGGAAATCAGCAACAGGTTCTGCCGCTGCGGGTTGTCGGTGTTACCCATCAGTACACATTCGTCACCTTTTGCAGGTTCGACACCCGCAAATTCGGAAGCTGGCACATTGACCTTTTCGCCGTTGACAGCGGACACACGCACCCAATAATACTTCAACCCGGAGGGTGAAAACACCTGGCAGCGCATGAGGTCACCGGGGACGAACTGGTTAACATCATCGAACTCAATCACGTACTGGGAGCCTATCTTTTCGGCGCTCTTGATGATGCCGTTGGCGGCAGAGACGACTATCATGCCGCCCGCACTGCGTATCTTCGCCACCACCATCTCATAGATGGTGAGCACCTTGCGCACGGTCAGACGGTCGAGGGTCATGCACCAGTCGCCGGATGCGATGTCCTGCCAGATTTGGTAGCCTTCGCCCGCGAACCCGTCCACAAACTTGGACGAGCGCAGGATGGAAACAACGGCCTTGGCGATGGTGGCGAGATTCTTCACGTCCACATTCATCATCTCGGCAAGCTGGTAGACGGTGATGCCATCCTCAAATGTGATGTGCTTATGTGCTATGTCTTCCTTATCCTTGCGGATGTATCTGTCATCTATCTTGCCGAACTCTTCATCTATGCGCTGGTCGGTCTGCAAAGCGGAGTAGATGTTAGCATCGGTGGCAACCGGCTTGTTTTCGTCATAGTAGCGGATGATGTCACCTATGCGCTTGGAGTTGATGGACAAGCCGGCTGTAAAGTCAACGGGATAGAGCGTGCTGTCAGGCTGGTCCTTACGGATGTACTTGTCTTCAAGAGGGTTCAATTCATCCTCAATCCTCTGGTCGGTCTGCAAGGCGGAGTAGATATTGGCATCCGTCGCCACAGGCTTGTCTTCGTCGTAGTAGCGGATAATATCGTCTATGCGCTTGGAGTTGATGAGTAGTCCATTCCGGAAGTCCACCGGGTACAGCGTACTGTCCTCTTTGTCCTTTCGTATATATTTGTCTTCAAGCGCGGTGATTATTGTATCGACGGACAAAGAGGTGTACACACTTGTATCAGAAGGGTCGGTATCTGCGTCGGTGGATATTATAACACCGTTAATCTCCTTCCTGGCTATGGTAATGCCTACGTTGAAACCTGTCAAGTGGTCGGTACTATCCGGCTTATCTTTTGATAGCTTCTTCTCCAGTTCTTCCGCAATCAATACAAACAGATCATCCGTATCACTAAACTTCGCCATCACCTCTTCAAAGTTCAGCCCTATCCTTCCGAAGTTTCTTTCCAACTTTAAGCGTACATCCCTACCAGTATCCTGCACACCATTCCAGGGAACTATATTTTCATACTTATTATCCATAATCATTTCAGCTCCAGTTCATGGCCGTTAAACTCCAACAGCAGAGGTTGCCAGCACATACCGTATTCTATTGCATCCAAGTCGATAAAATTCAGCATATAGTCTGCAAATCGGTTATTCTCCTTTTTGCTTTGCTTACGCAGACGGGCACGCTCAATCTTCACAATGCCATCACTTTTCCGACGCTCATAGCTGTAACTCATGAACGCAAAGGAAAAGCTCTCTCCGCGTTCACTGCACCGTCTCATTTCATTGATTGCCTCGTATATATTCATGATGCAAAATTAGTTTCCGGGATACCGTTGAAAAAGGACATCTCAACGGCTCACATTTTTCTCTAACAGTTCCACCCTCTTAATACTATCACGCATTTTACGAGCATCAACAATCAACTCCTTGTTACAAACCACCTGTAATAACCGGTTATTCTCTTTCATCAGTTCAACGAGTTGCTTCCATTGTTCTGGTGTAAATCCGGAAGATGAGATATCGGAAGCCGCAAAAGAAGAACCTGACGAATCTCCGGTATCCACAAAACCACCTGCATACTTTCCGCTGCGAGTTCTCACCTGCTCAAGTATCTGAGTTGTATTAATCATCCGGATCGTACCATTTTTCTGAGCCACATCGAACACATCCAAGAACTGGCGTACATGAGGATTAGCCACACTTTCATGATTGGCCACAAACTCATTTTTATGCACCGGTATCACTCCGGCCACATCATCCGGGTTACCGTTACGAGTATACCCCTCCACATACTCATCCGAATACCCGCCTGTCTTCAGTCCCTTCGCTTCATCACGCTGCTGCTTGGCAACGGCAATCTGAGCCGCCCCGTTGGCGATGGCCGCCGCAGCTGCTACCGCTCCCAATGCCGGGCCAACAATGGGAATACCTGCCATAGCCTTGTATGCCTCCATAGCGGCAACAGCGGTGGTTGCAGTCACCTGAAGAACAGCCGCCGCAAACTGCTTATCGGCATACTTCTTCTTTACCTGGTTGATTGCCTCTTCTTTCTCCTCCTCCAGTTTGGTAGTATCCTTGCCCGCTTTCTTAGCCGCTTTGATTTCTTTGTCATACTTGCGGGTAACTTTACTTATCTCTACATCCTGCAATGCACTGACTACCTGACTGGCCGCTGCCGCTGCCTGAGCGATAACATCAAATGTCGCTTTTGTCTTCTCCTCACGCAGTTGCTCCTGTTCTTCATTGATACGTGTCTTCTCTTCCTCATATTCCTGATAGGTAATGAGGTCCGCATCATACATGGCCTGAAGAATATTGTTCTTCTGCTCAAAATCAGAGGTATTATCAATCTTTTTATAACCGGATTCCTGTTGCTTTGCTTTGTTATCATTCTTATCCTTGATATCCATGTCCAGCAACTTGTTATCAATGGAAGAAGTATCTTCGCCATAAGCAGCAAGCATATCCCTGCGCTCTTCAAGATACTGCCGCTCTTGTTCCTTCAGTCGCTCCTGATAGTCAGCTTCAGTCTTGATATCCCCCTCCAGATAAGCCCTCTTGATATCTTGCACCTGCTCTTGATAGTCACCTTCTTGCTGTGCGAGGATATCGCTCTGAGTGTTCTTATTTACCATCTGCGTTGACTGATAGAGCCTGTTCGCTTCAGCAATCATCTTGTCATAAATCTGCCCCTGTATCTGCGACGTATCTTTACCATACTCCTCCAGTAAGGCCTTTCTGCTCAATAGATATGTAGCTTCAGCCTTATATAATTCTTGCTGATATTCATCTTGCGTCAGCTTCTCATTCAGGAGTCCTTCTTTAAGGATATTCTGTTGCTCTTGGTAATGCTGCTGTAAAGCGGTCTCTTTGGCTTTAAGTTCTTTTTCAAGTGCTTTATCGTCGATAGGTACAATCGGTTCAGTTGTATCAGTAGAATCGGGAACCATAGCTATTATTTTTTCCAGTTCCTTTTTCTTTTCGACATATTCAGCTAATTGGGCAACACGTGCATCAAAGTCTTTCTCCAATCCCCGTAGATAAGAGTTTCTTAATATTTCATTATCTTCGGTTGCCTTTAGGATGCTCACTTTCTCTTGCTCATACCAAGCTTTAGTTTCAATCATTCCCTTTGTAAGTAAGTCATCAAGTTCGTCAATACCCCGCTGTGCATCAGATTTCAATTGCTGCTTTTGCTTATCAGTAAGGAACTCAAAATTTTCAGCACTCACTTTAACGCCGGCTATCAAATCCATCGTGGCTTTCGTTTTCTCCAATGCATCATTAAGCCGATTTTGTGCATCGGTTGCTTCATCCGTTTTATCCCGAAAAATAGCGAAGTAGGAAATAACAGCAGCAACCCCAGCAGCAACAAGCCCCCAGGGACTTGCCTTAGTAGCCTTGCTAAATAAGTTAGTGGCCAACGTTGCAGCTTTCGTTATGGTGTTATACCCTGCTGTCATTATAGTGCCAGCTTTCACATAAAGTGTATAAGCAGCCACTGCTGTGCCTGCTGTTAATATTGCTCCTTTATATTCATACAGGATAGATACCAATGCACTCAGTCCCTTCACCGTCAGACTACCGGTAGTTATCATGTACTTCATTACCGGTAAAAGTTTCTCTCCTAATTGGATTCGTATATTTTTGAAGTTCTCCTTTGCCTTATCCAGTCCTGCCTGAACCGTATTATTCTGCACATTGAACTCATTGATGATACTCGTACCATCGCGGTACGCATCATTCGCCAATTTCTGAGCAGTACGAATATCATCAATCTTCCCCGCCATAGTACTAATTACACCTGATGCACGCACACCATCCAGCCCCATTTCCTTAAACATAGGTGCCAGTTGATCCAATCCGCCTTTCTTATTCAAAGTATCCAGGAACTGAAGTATCGCTTCATTCGCATCATTCTTGATGAGTGAAGAAAACTCCTCAACGCTCTGCCCAGCTATTTTTGCAAACTTGGCCGGCTCCTGATACATCTTCATCATCAGCGTTTGGAATGCTGTTGCAGCCATTTCCTGTTGCTGCATATTCTGATCGAGTACAGAAGCATATCCAAGGATATCCCCTTGAGCAACTTTCGCCTGATTTGCCGCACCTGCAACGCGGGCAGTAAAGCCCACTAAGTACGCTTCAGCTGCGGATGAATTTTGCGCTACCTCGTTGATGGCGGAACCAGTGGCCAACATCGCTCCCCGGAGTCCCAATTTCTCATCTTCGCCGAACATCTGTGCCAACTTACCGATATTCTTTACCGCATCTTCGCCAAGATCCTCACCCAATGCCACATTGATTTTATCGGCAGCATCCACAAACTCCAACACATCTTTTTTAGCAGTAATGCCCAAACGACCGGCATCTCCGGCCAGTGCATTTAGTTTTTCTCTCGGAGTCCGGGTATCCATCTGCTTGAATTCTTCATTCAAGCCTTTCACTTCTTCAGCTGTCATCCCGGTATACTTACGCACCTGGCTTTCCGCTTCCTCCATCTCCGCAAATTCATCCACACATTTACGCGCAGTCATAGCCACACCAAACAGCGAAGCGATAGCACTGGCACCAATGGCCGCATACCTATTGAATTCGTCTGCCATCTTTGACAGGGAAAACTTTGTATCACGTGCCTGCACCTCCAGTTCCTTCATCCGCTGTTTGGTCAGCATATAGTCAGCACGCAAAGTTTTCCATTTTTCAGTACCAGGAATAGCATTATCCATCTGAGCTTTCAGGGACCGTGCTTGTTTACGCAATTCACTATAAGTTAAAGCAGTCCGTCCAGCCTCCTTACGCAGTTCATAGAGCGACTTATTCAGTTTATCCTGTTGTTTCTCCAGTTCTTTATATGCTGCCGAATCCTTTTTGCCATCAGCTTCCAGCTTCTGCATTTCTTCACGTACTTTCGCAATCTGTTCCCGCGTCTCATCGAACTTCGCTTTCGCTTCCGAATTATCTATCCGGATGGCAACTCTGAAATCATTGATACTTATAGCCATACCTATTGAAATTTATATGGCAAAAGTACCCTATCACCATACCTTGAAAAAGGACATAAAAAAAGTCCGGCTATCCATCACGAACCACCGAACCCCAATCTACTGAACAAAAAAAATCAGTTATCCAACCATCTGCCATTATCCAGCCACACACCACCGTCCCGCCATTTACCGTCCGTCAATATCCAACGGGCATCCGCTTCCGTATCACTGATGTGAATCGGATAAAAAGTACCCGTCCAAGCTCCCTTCCGCCCGGAGATATCCAATGTAAACTCCATATCTTTACAGATATATCGTTTATTACGAATTTCAAACACTAACCGAGTGTCATATACATTCGGATCATACGCCTCAATCTTCACTCCCTTGCTATAGTCAATGTCATATCCACCCTGATAAAACAGCTTATCCATTGAAATCGGGCGGAAAGATGCCCCCATATTATTAGTCAGATAATACTCCGGAATACTATCAAAAGCATCAGCCCGATACTCATCTATATAGAGAATAGGAAAAAGGTATTTCAGTCCTCCCCGCGCTTTGTATTCAGCCAGTCCGGAATAAAAGGCAAGATTGATATTTCCTTTGCTACCTTCGCTATCCTGTACATTATTCTCAATCATTTCGGCCAGCGAACCGTTACCTTCCTCTGAAGAACTACTACCAGATTCTCCCACTGCAGGAAGATACATTAGCATATCATCCCTATAACCAGAATTAGTGTATATACCCATATCGGCTACTTCCAGGCCTGCCGGCATGATCTCAAGTTCTATGGTCACTTCCGCCCCTTCACGCTCCAATGCTGCAAATTCATTAAGCATACTATACACCGGCTCATTTACCCAGCCTTCAAGATTCTTTTGAAAAAGATATTGTCGCCCATCCAGTAAGTCTGTATAAATGGTGTCTGTTTTTTTATGCTCCTCATACTCAAACCACGATTGAAGCCGTCTCCTGCCTTCACGTGGCACAAAATCCACAGGAATAACATCTTTTTTCGCTGATTTAAGGATATCTTCCGGCAAACATCTCCATCTCCAGTAAGCCGTATCCGGAAACTTATAACAGATATTAGCCGTCTCATGGGTATCCAAATCCAGTTCTTCCTCCACTTCCACCTCATAAATATCCTTCACCTGCATAACATGAACACTCTTCATACCTGCATAGTAATTCAGATTCAGCATTAACCTGGCTGTACGCTTCCGGTTATCCAGCACAAAAACCACGTTATACAGCTTTTCCAATTGTTCCAGAAAATCCTTCACCGACCATCCCGGAAGCATCTCATTCCACTTGCAAGTCTCCTCATTTGGACAAATGCAAACATCTTTGTGCACCGTTTCTTCCAGTTGATTAAGTGTAAGTTTATAACCTAATGCCTGCAATACTTCTTTGATATAAGCACAGAGATAGGGCAACGGATACCAATATTCACCATCCACCATCAAACTACCTTCGCTGCTCTTACGTGTAATCCCCCACTGATTGATATAATGCCCTGTAGCTTTATTCACTATTGGAGCCAAACAATAATCTATTTCCGGATACGACTTAGTGATATAGTTCAAATCACCCACTTTGGGAACAGTCTCTTTCATCTTCAGGAAGGAAATTAGCAAATCGTTCCCTATGAAATAATTCAATTCAGAATTGCCACTGGCTACCTGTATCGACACAGTGCTCTCCGTCCATCCCGTAATGACCTCCGTACCATTGCAATACACCCGATTATCAGCCACCAACACCGCTGATCTCTTGAGTTCCGGTTGCTGCAAACTGTTTAGCCGGTTAATATTCTTGTATACCTCCGCATTTACCGCATTCGTTAGCGGCAGAGTAATATCATACGTATATTCTCCGCTCTTCGTGACAAAGGGATTCTCCCTCTTTACCTGCACGCTGAACCCTTTCGGCAGCACTACCGAAACCCCATCAATAAACAACTCAGTCATAATCCGTCAATTTAAGTCCTATACTCAGCCCATTGAATCCGCCGAATACGTCATACTCCCATTCTGTATTAATATCCTCACCACCGGATATCTCTCCACAAACAAAATCCATGTCTCGAATTTCGTCTTTCAATATGCACATCACATTCTGCATCCTGGCATAGTGGGTTATTTCAGCTTCATCCGTCTCATCACCTGCCGGAACTTTCTCCAGCAGGAAAAGCAGGAGGCGATTATCTTCCTTGTAATTATCCGCATTCCCCTTTGACTCCGCATCCGGAAAGTTTGCACACAGAAAGAATCCGGCCTGATCTCTCAGTTTCTTCGTCAGATGTTTGTCACTGACCGCAAGTATCACCCCATCTATTTTCATTTCACTTCGCTTGTTGATCCTGGCTCTCAGCTCTGCCAATATTTCGCGGTATTTCAGAATATTAATCATACCTGTATCAGATTATTTTGTTCCGGGTCCGCCATGCGAAAAGTGAACTCAACCGCTTTCAGCACACTTCTCCGTAACTCACGTTCATATTTCTGCTTTGTTATCAGGATAGGAAGCCACTCACCATCCACTAAAATATCCGCTTCTTGAGCATTCATAAGGTTATGCCACAACCTATAATCACTCTGAAGCATAATGATGCCACTGTTGGCCGTATATTCATCCGTCACCTTCACTCCGAATTTGCGATCCACACCAAACATGGATGCTGTATCATCTTCATTATTGCCATTGATGGAAATCCCTCCAACAGCGGATAATGTCTCCGGCATATCATAAACATTCTTATAGCGGAAACACCAGGTATCCAGATACCGGGTCTTATCAATCAGGAACTCATATCCGTTATTATTGCAGTTGACAACATACCGTTCCAAATTCAAATCAGGGAACAGTCCTTTTATCCGTTCCGGACTGACATCCAAAGTCATCGGGGCAACCGTATCTCCGCTATCTATTCTCAGTAACAAAGCATCAACATTGCTGCCATCAGATGCATACCCTGTCACTGTCACTTGTGCGCCCCTCCCCATTACCATACTAACATACTCCTTGCATCCATCACGGGTAACCTTCCGATTTACCTCACTCAACCAACCAGGTGCATCCGCATCTTTTTTCGTCTGAAGACGACTGAACATTACAAAACTCTGCGCGTCCGGAACACCATTTATCAGGAACGTGAATGTACCTGCAGCATCAGTTTGCCAGCTTGTTTCCCCGGCACACCAGACACCCCACAACGCCAACTCACAAAACTTCCCCAACTTCCGGACGCGCACCTGGTTGTTCGCATCAGGAACATACTCTTCATCCAATATCGTTTTACCGCCATACTTCACAGCAAACGTTATTGTAACATCGGTATCAATGATGTAGTCCCGCATTGTCGCGCAGAACTCATTCTCCCTCGGTCGCTGCAACACATTCATAACCTGCAATATTTATTGCGCCTGTCATTCTTAGGCAACAGTTCGTATTCCGCCGATCCGCCATCACGCGCCAGCTTCATCTCATTCATCCAGGTAGTGGCATCATCCGCCATCCATCCGGCCACTCTCTCCACGTCCTTCAGAGATGCCGGTTCACTCTCGCCTATTCCGTTCTCCATCATAAACCTGCGGATCACCCCGCCAGGAATGACACTCAGTGACAACCGGCGTAATGCCATGCTCATGGCCAGCAGTGCCACAGCTTTGCAAGCGGCAAAATGAGCATCTGTTTCCGGCACATCCTTTTCCTTCAGTAAGTCATCCCATCCACTACCGTAAGCACGCTTCACCGTCAACATCTGCGCCTCACGGATGAACGGTACCAACATCAGGTACATCCGTTCACTCCGCTCAATGGGAAAGTAGCTGTCGAACGCTTCACCATTCCGGATGATAAGCGCCTGAGACAGCTTGTATGAAGCCGTTTCCGTCCACTCCTTCAGCTGCTTTTTATTCAGGTAGCGGATAAGAGCATCCACTGCTTTATAATATTCTTCCAGGTGCAGCGCGTCATCCCGATCCAGCTGCCACTCCCACGGAAGTTTCTCACTCCCATCTGTTGCCATCTTGAATTTCCGGCCATCATCTTCATGGCTGAGATCATTCTTCCGGTACATCCGGAGCGTAGCAAGGATGGCTATCGGACGTTGCACCTTACGCACCAGTTCCGCGTCTGCATCTTCGCCGGGGTCAGCATAGAATTTCCCAGCCAAATTCATCACGGCATCCCCTACCAATGCCGCCAATTCTTCAGCGGCCAATTCTATCTCACCGGCAATCTTATCGAACTTATTGTTCGCATAATAATTGCCCGTCAACTCCCGCAATTCCTGCGCACCCTTGTTCTCCTTGTTGAAAATCATAGCTGCTATTTTTTTAAGTTTCGCATCATTTCGTCTGCCCGCTGTTTATCATCAAGCAACTTCATCATGACACGCAGCAACTGCGTGTCATCAGTGGCATCCACGTTGCCGAAAACACCACTTTCGGCAACCGAATACAGTACGCTGTTCATCCCCAAGTTCTGAATAATACCAGGTTGAGCCTCCGGGCTCTTCCGGTGTCGTTCAAAAACCGGTGCAAAGCAAACCTCCACCCCTTCAATGATGAACGTACCGATGAACAGGTAATTACAGAAATAAGCAAACCAGGCATAAATTCCCCACTGAATCCACTCCGGCATATCGCGCACCAGTCCCATGTACCGCCCCATATATTGCGGCCGGAACGGTTCACGCAATGCGCACCCTTTTTCCTTGACCGGCTTCCGGTAAAGGATGGCGCATAACGCCCGCAGGTCTGCCGGGTTCTGCGTTGCATTGTATTGATTCATCACAGCAGCCGCCTGACGGAACTCGCCGAATGTCAGGTCAGCCCCATGACTGGCAGGACCTTGCAGGTACCGCCATTTAGGAAGAAGGTTCACCGTACAGTCATACGTCAACTGAGCTTCAGTTACCGTAACACCATCCAGCCCGGTATCTTCACCTATCATCCACATCCAGTCCAAAGTGTCAGCCAGGCGATCAATCATCAGCATATCATCCACTCCCCCCAAGCGATATCCCCGGTTTTTCAACACATACGCACACCAGTCACGCTTCACATCACGAAGACTGATACCGGGTTTCTTCATCAGTTTATCCCGGATTTTCAATAAATGAACCCACTCCAGCGGCTTCACCTCTTCCCAACATTCAGGAAATTCAATGTCCTTCTTCTGTTTCATAGCTTTATACTTGATTAGTCGAGCGATCAGGCGCCGACACATTATCTTCTTTGTTAATCACCTTCCGGTAAATACCGAGGAAAATCCCCTTCTTATTCGGAAAATTAATGCGGATGGCATCATTGATGGCCTCCAGTGCGATTTCTTCCGGAATCTGCGTGTCAGCACCGTAGAATATCTTTAGGGCGTAAAGCATCTGGCTGCCGCTGTCACTCTTCCCGTCTATAATGATGTTGGCCAATGCCGGAGACAAGCCGAAACCGGATGTAGTCGAACTATCCGCAATACGCGATATCTTCGCCTGAGCCTCAATATACTTGTCTATATTCATCTCGATAGGCTCAATCTTCCAGCTCTGCACATGCCCAAACTCATCCACAAAGTCCACGCACGAAAAGAACTTCCCGGCATTCTTCTGCCCCGCCATCACGTTTGCAATGGTCTTCGTCACCTCATCCCGTAAACGTTCAATCTCTTTATATACCCGTGCGTCATCCCATTCAGGATGCATCTCACGTAATCTCTGTTCACACTGCGTCCAATACTCCTGCGGACTATGCACCACATACGCCGCCGCAATCATATTCTCATTCAGATGCCGGATAATCTCCGGAAGATTATTCGCATTCTCCAGCCAGGGAACTGAGCCATAGAAACAGGATATCGCATACATATTCCGCCCGAAACTACGCATACAGTGATACTTAATCGCTGTCTCATATTTCGACGGATGCCACTTATCGAAAGCCGGTATGGCCGGAGAATGACAGCCGACGCTTGAAACTGCGGCTCCGGTAACTATCAAAGTCACCAGTCAGATACGCCGTCACGTCTTCCAAGCGTCGGCTGTCATTCTCCGGCCATACCAGCCGACACTCACCGCTATGCAGACACTCCAGCCTGTTCACCCACGGACGGCCAATGCGGACACCTTTTCCCATATAATATTTCGTGAACTGCCCGTTCATGTGCGTATATTCTACCAGCACATCCCGAATATACTTCCGGTAATCCCAGCTATCCAGCCACTCCTGTATCTCATCATCCACCAGCCACTCCTGCACCCGTTCATTATCCACAATATTCAGCCGGTAAAGCAGTGGTCCCTGTCCATACAGCAATCCCGCTTTACGATCTAAGATACCGGGTCCCAGGTTATTTTTCTCCAGCAAATTCCGGATAGCATTCGGCATATTGTTATCCGGTCCCCATGGCACCACCCGAACCCCCGCTACATTCGTCGGATCACCGTCCCAGTTCTTCGAATCGCCATTGAAAAACTGGCTCATCTCCTGGCTCCAGTTCATGTTAATGGCATACTGCCCGGCCACCGTATCCACAAAGCTGAAATGCCCTATTTTCTTTTTGATATCTCCCATAACTATCTATTGATAAATATTCTCGTAGTATTCACAAGAAGCGTCCCGCAATACTCTCTCACAATCTCAACCAGTTCCGGAATCGCCTGTTCTATTATCGGATTGAACCACGGTATCGGATTCCTGTTCCACTCCTTATTACTCTTTTTCGTCAGTACACGTGTGCCACCCTCCATATTATATCCCCGGCCTACTCCCAGATGAATGTAAATACCTTCAGGTCTAAAACCGAATCCGATACTGGTTACTTCCTCTCCAGCAACAATCGGTTTGCCGTAATGACGGTAATTCTGTTTCAGTGATCCGGATAACTTTTTGTCATTCGCGACCAATTCTCGTATCGAGAGTTTCAGCACCGCATTCACCTTGTTGCCCCAGTCCTGTACCCGCGCATTAAACAAAGCCACAGCCTCTTTATCCTGTTGCCGCTCCCATTGCTGCGTTATCCCGGTATCGCCCTCAATGATGACATCCAGCGGATACCGTTCACCGCCCAACTGGTTAGCTTTGCCTCTCCAGCTGTTACGGTTCTTCTCCATTGCTAAACGTTCTCCATGTGATCCCATGCTGCAAAGGTATTTTGCAACCATAACAGGAAAAAGGACATAAAAATCCCCGATAAGCCGAAGCCTACCGGGGATTTCATCATATTAAAACTAAAAACAAAAATCAAATAATCTTATTCTTTGAAATATAAGCTACTTCACTCATTTCTCCATGTTCCAAAGCCTTCACATCTTGCCAATTATAAGAAACACGTTCACCTGTACTCAACCGAATTTCATCAGGTTTCATCCCCATTTCTGAATATATTTCTTTAGCTACAGCAACAGCACCCTCCAAACCGTTTGCCGGAAGACTGTAAATAAGCAAATCATTCATTTAAGCCTCCTTTCCGGCACTTCTTTGCCTTATAAACGCATAATGCGGTAACAGCGAATAGGAGAGGAAAGATAAACCCGATACAAGTAGCGAGAATCGCACCAAAATACCAGCGGTCAGAAGCACTGCGAAGTTCGCAGTCAGGCGCCACACTACGGTAGTAGCGACGTTGCAGGTCATTAACTTGCTCAGTAAGAGCGTTGACGGATTCACCCACGGCAGAAATGCCGGAAGCAGGCACGTTGAGAGTGCCGGATGCTTGATTTTTCATATCATTGTACTGTTTCGCGTAAAGGCAGAAAAACGGCTGCCATATCCCGTGTCGCGAAACAGTACAATGATGATTGCCGAGGCAAAAACAATGTGTGGGAAAGGCAGCCGCCAATATCTTAAAATCGGGCATAAAAAAAGCCCGCAAACTTGTGAGCATTATACGATGCACATCGACAACCAATCAGGGCTGTACTGTTTCGCACTGCAAATATGGGGATAATATTTGAAAGTGCAAAAGAAAAAGGTTATTTTTGCAGAAAACGTTATATCATGTTTGAAACAGAATTAGCTACTTACTACAAGAACCTTGACCGCCTGCGTGAAGAAAACCCATTAGGAGGTTTCGTGGTAATTAAGGGAGAGACCATACTTGATGTATGGTTAAATGACCTTGATGCCCTGAAAGAAGGCTTTAAGGCTTTCGGCGAAGAACGCTTCATGATTAAAGACATCAACGAGCGTCCCATAGATATACGTTCATTCGGCAGTGCCGCCTCAAAAATCATCCTATGATACACATTCCGCTACAAAGTGACGACCTAATAGAAGAAGGGATGTGCATGGAAATAGAAATCATGCCCGCCTTTGAATACCTCAAAGAGAAAGGAATCAAGAAACAGCAGATACCCGTATTCAAGACAACTGCGCTCTTCGATACAGGAGCGAAGACTTGTGCCGTAGATAAGAGTATCATCGAGGCTTTAGGTATGCCGGCCTACCAAAGCTGTTCTGTCAAAACTCCTTTTCACACCGTAGAAAGGGAGGTTTACCAACTCGTATTCAAAATTCCCGGAAAGAATGAGTTTTTCCCCGTGGTAGCCGTCATCGCTGATTTTTCCGCCGACCGCTGCAAGGCTATCATTGGCAGGAACTTCCTGCAATATGGCTTGTTTGTGTATGACGGTGCCAATCAGACGGGATTCTTAAATGTCACACGGTATTGATATTTAATTGATTAATAATTTCTTATTCCGATATTCCATTTTACTGGTATCTGAAAACCATCTATAGTTTTTACTTTTTTTTTAATCTTTATACAAACCAAACAGAAAACCTAACAATGCTATTACTGCGCTTATAATAGTGGCCATAAGTGCCACCTTATTTACTATCTCCCAATTTATTTTACAAGAGCTACTTTTCCTTACAGACATAGCCTCTACCTCTTGAAAAGAAACATCATTGGAAATTTCTTCTTTTACATCACAATCATATTTCAGTTCATATTTTCTCATCTGAAAATAGACAGCATATTTAAACGAAAGCGCTATCTTTAATTTAGATAAAGCTGCATTAACAGCACTTATATCACGACTTTGTTCTATTTCAATTATTGCATCCCTAAGAATCATTTCGGGGTTACCTGTATCCAATATCTTTTTATTACGAAGATCCTTAATTAAGTCGATAGTCTCTTTTACAAGTTTATTATCTTTATAATATAAATTATTTTCCAACAGTTTTAATAATTCTTTAATCAAAGAATCCGTATTCAACAACAGAAGAGAAATATCCCGCTTCATCATATTCATTTATATAAATCATCTCCTCATATCGTGCGCCAACCGGAACCACCCGGAACCCGATTGCCTACGGGTTACACGATATGAGGAGATGAATCATTTGGTTTATATTTGGCACAACAAATATCAGCATAAATCCTGACACGTCCAAAAAAAAACAAAAAAAGGCTCCCAACTCGTGGAAGCCCCCTATATGCCGCACAGACTCTATGCACGGACTTCTGTCAATAAGAACGATCCTAAATGGAAAGAGAGCCAATTTTTTTACTTATATCTTGCAAAGCAAATCTCAACGTGCGTAATTCGTCATCATTGAACCCACATTTTTTGCCATGCACCATATTCCCATTCAACCGTTGTGAGAACCATGATTTCGATTTCTTGAAATAAGTCTCCGCTATGTACTTGAAAGAAATCATATTAGAAATACTTTTCACAGCCTCCAAAGTATCCAATTCATCATTAACTTCATTCAGTTCTTCACCGATACCATCCAACATCTGAAGCATATACTCCGATATTAACGCCTTATCTTCAGCCGAAGTATATACATCATTCATCTTTTCTACATGTTCATCAAAAGCCGGAGTACCCAACTCCGTTTTTAATAACTCAAGTTCTTTTTTCAGCTTCTCATTCATAATAAATTATATTTTGAAGGGGAGGGATGCTTAATCCGCATCCCCTTGAGTTTGTTTTTTCAGTTCTTCAATTCTCTTCTTGGCTTCTAAGATACCGTCTAAATAAGCATCTATCTTTTCATCCACTTTCTCATCAGCCAGTCCCATCCGCTTTAATCTCTGAACCTGCCTGATACATTGTTCTAACCTGACAATGTGCAATTCCAATTTTTTAATTTTGTCTTCCATCCATTTTTTGTTATTAGTTCTTATTGACACTACAAAGATAGATAAACTTTTGTTTACCACCAAATAAAAACCTGTTTATTTTTGCAATAAAGCCCCTCCGTGGTTGAAGGAACGGAAAAACAATAAACGAAGTACCGCTTTGGGTCCCATCCCGTTTTGCGAGTGTGCGAGCAAAACGGGATGGGCGTCCCCTTGCGCCCTCCCTACTTAAATCATCCCCTCATCACAAAAGCTATAATATCCACTATCGGTAATTATCACATGGTCCATCATCCGAATATTAAATATCTCCGCTGCCTTTTTCAACTGTTCCGTCAGCCTCTTGTCCTCATTGCTCGGCTTCGGGTTGCCACTCGGATGATTGTGTACCGCTGCAAACTGCGAAGCTCCCGTATTTATCAACACCTGCATAATCAGCCGTACATCTGCCGAAGTCT